AGTGGAGCGCAGGGCGGGGCGCGCGCGGTGGGTTGCAGCGGTTACCCGTGGCACGTGGGCGCGAGCAGCGGCGTGCGGGGCGCGTGTGACAGTCTGTAGACGGCGCGCGAAAGCGCAGCCGCTTAGAAAGAGGGCGAGGACGTGACGCAGGAAGAGATAAAAACAAAGAGCGCAGAGCTGCACCAGAAAATTTACGACTTTCTGCTATACGTTTACCCGCTGCTTTCTAAGTATCCAAAGTACGAAAAGTTTAGCCTGCAAGCAGCGACACGCAGCAGCATATTAGACGTGCTGCGCGAGGTAATTAAGTGGCAGAAAACATACGGAAAGAGCCACCTATATACCGCAGACGCTTGCTTACAGGAAAGCAAGGAACTGGTACGGCTGGCGCATGACCTAAAATATAGTGCTATGAACGCCCAGCACTACAAAGAAACCAGTAAAAGATTTACTGAAATCGGCGTAGAGCTGGGCGAGATCATAGAGGCGGTGCAGGAAATGGAAAGCACACGCCGTAATAACAAAAGATAGGACGGGGCAATACCTTAAAGCAGCTTTTAGCGGCGCTGATAGCGGGCGGCAACTGGAACAATGGAGCGCAGGACGGTGCGCGCGCGGTGAATTGCAACAATTACCCGTGGAACGTGAACACGAACAACGGCGTGCGGGGCGCGTGTGACTTAGATAAAGGTATTTTGCAGGCGCAGTACCCTACGGGGCGCTGGCAAGGATTATAAAGGCTAAGCCTTTAGCCTATAGTCAGAGGTAATGCACCCACCTTTAGAGGTAAAGAGAAAAAGTAGGGCTGCTGGTTAGTAGCTACGGCGAAAGGCAGGAGCATTTTATATGAGACGCGTAGGAACTACAACAAACGCGGCAGGGCAGGTAGTAACGCTGCACGAGGCAATTTACGACTACAGCAACCTGCTTTTAAGCTACAACAAAGCCAGACGCGGCAAGAGGTACAGAAAAGAGGTACTTAAGTACACACAAAAGAAAGAGGAAAACTTACAGCGGACGCAGGCAGAGCTTATAGAGCTTGCATACAACCCAAGCGGCTACAGATACTTTAAAGTTTATGAGCCGAAAGAGCGCCAGATCATGGCGCTACCTTTTTACGACAGGGTAGTACAGCACGCTATAAATAACGTGTTAGAGCCTATATTTGAGAAACGCTTTTACAGGCATAGCTACGCTTGCAGAAAAGGCAAGGGCAGCCACGCAGCCAGCGACACGCTGCAAAAGTGGTTATATGACTGGGAGAAATACCACAAGGGCGAGAAACTGTACGCGATTAAGGCAGATATACACGCCTACTTTAAGAGCATTAACCACGACAGACTAAAGAAAGAAATACGCAGAGTTATTAAGGACGAAAACGTACTACTGCTTACAGATCGCATTATAGACCACAACGGCGAAATGCCAGACGGTACGGGCATACCTGTAGGCAACCTTACAAGCCAGCTGTTTGCTAACGTATATCTGGACGCTTTAGACAAGTACGTAAAGGAAGTGCTGGGCGTAAAGAAGTATATACGCTACATGGACGACTTTATAATACTTAGCCCAGATATAGAGCAGCTTAAGGACTGGCTACAAAAGATAGAGGCGTTTATAAATACAGAGTTATTGCTATCGTTTAACCCAAAAACAACTATAGTATGCGCAAGCACGGGCGGCATAGACTTTGTAGGCTATAAACACAGGGCGACGCACAAGAAAGTACGCAAGGACAGCATAAAGCGTATAAAGCGTACTATTAAGCAGTACGAGCGCGGCGAGACTACAAAAGAGAGCTTACAAAAGAGTATATGCAGCTGGACGGGGCACGCAGGACACGCCGACAGCTACCACCTAAGAGAGAAAATAATAGCACTTGCAGACAGGACAATAAAAGAACGTGAGACGCAGGAAAGGAGCGCGGCGGCATGACTATTGCAAACTGGTTGAGTTTAGGGGCTTTGGCTGTAGCCTTGTTTATGGCTGTTATCAACACCACAAACACAAATAAAAGCCAAAAGAAAGAGGAAAGAGAGGACACAGAGAAAAGCACCGAGCGCACAACTGGCATAATGATAGCTTTGGAAAATATAAAAAACCAGCTTACACGGATTGAAAACGAGATAAACACCGTAAAGCAGGACAACAGAGAGAACCACGACAAGCTACTTATTATGGAGCAGAGCCAGAAGAGCGAGCACAAGCGCTTAGACGCGCACGAGCAGAGACTTAACAATATTGAGCGCCAGCTACGCATAGATCACTACAGAGACGTGGATACAGAGGGCGAGTAAATGAGGGTAAGAAAGAGAAAGAGAGAAAAGCAGCCCGTAAAGTGGCTATGGGAGTTTAGCAAGCGCGTAGTGGTAATTACAGCAGTGCTGTACTTTATCAGCTGCGCGTATGCGCTTATTATCTGCGCTATCTGGCAGGACACAGCCACCATAGGCACGCTTATAAGCGAGGCAAACGAAACATTTAGAGTAGTAGTAGGCGGCTACATGATAAAGGCAGGCGTAGAGAACGCACTAAAGATAGCAGGGCACAAAAGAAAGGGCGACAAAGAGGAAAGCGCACCAGACGACGGCTTAGAGTTTATAGACTTAGATAACGAGGACGAGGGCGGCGCGCTGGGCTAAGAAAGCGAGGTAAAAGTAATGGAGTTTATTACAGAAAACTGGGCGCTTATTGTGGCGCTTGTGGCAGCTATCACAGCTGGCGTAGTGGCAGGCATTAAGTTTTACAATATGCCTACAGATAAGCAGCTTAGCAAGGTAAAAGAGTGGCTGCTTTATGCCGTAACAATGGCAGAGAAAGAGTTAGGCGGCGGCACAGGTAAGCTAAAGCTGCGCTATGTGTATGACCTGTTTTTAAGTAAGTTTGGCTGGCTGGCTAAAGTTATCACGTTTGAGCAGTTTAGCGGACTGGTAGACGAGGCTTTAGAGGAAATGAAAAGGCTACTTGAAAGCAACGCGAGCGTGCAGCAGCTGGTAAATACGATACAGAAATAAGACGAGGTAGCGGCATGGATAACGAGCAGATCATATGGACTTTTTTAAAGGGCAAGGGCTTTAACGACTATGCAGCAGCTGGCATTATGGGCAACTTGTGGGCAGAGAGCGGACTAAAGCCAAACAACTTGCAGAACACCTACGAGAAGAGCTTAGGCTTAAACGACGACCAGTACACCGCTGCCGTGGATAACGGCACGTACACGAACTTTGCAAGAGACAGCGCAGGCTATGGGCTGGCACAGTGGACGTACTGGACGAGAAAACAGAACTTGTTAGCCAGAGCAAAGGCAGCAGGCACAAGCATTGCAGACCTTAGCACACAGCTTAACTACTTATACGAGGAACTTAGCAGCAACGCAGCCATTATGCAGGCGCTTGCTATTGCAGACAGTGTAAAAGCTGCCAGCGACGTAATTTTACTCAAATTTGAAAGACCAAAAGACCAGAGCGAGGCGGCAAAGAAGAGGCGCGCAGGCTTTGGGCAGACGTACTACGACAAGTACGCAGGAACTACGACAACCCAGCAGAGAGAAAGCGAGGCGGGGAAAATGGGAGCAAAGGCACAGAAAGCAGTAGACTACGCGGTAGCTATTGCCAGAGACGACAGCCACGGCTACGACCAAGTAGACCGCTGGGGCAGCCCTAACTTTGACTGTAGCGGGCTGGTTATTACAGCCTACGAAAAGGCGGGCGTACCAGTAAAGACAAACGGGGCAACCTATACGGGCAATATGCGTAAGGTTTTCTTAAAGACTGGCTTTACGGACGTTACCAGCAAAGTAAACCTTAAGACCACGGCAGGCATGAAAGTAGGCGACGTGCTTTTAGCAGAGGGAAAGCACACAGCGCTTTATACTGGCAGCGGGCAGCTGGTACACGCAAGCATTAACGAGAAAGGAAAAGCAACGGGCGGCGCTACTGGCGACCAGACGCAAAAGGAAATCTGCGTAAGACCGTATTATAACTACCCGTGGGGCTGCGTGCTTAGGCTATCAGAGGCAGACACGGGCGCAGCAGACTTTAAGAGCGTGGGCACAGTGACCGTAACGGGCAGCGCAGTAAATGTAAGGACGGGCGGCAGCACCGCTTACAAGGTTATTGCAGTAGCCAAAAAAGGCGACGTGCTGCAATATGACGGCACACAGCAAAACGGCTGGTATCACGTACTTATTAACGGCGTAGCTGGCTATATCTCAAACAACTACAGTAAACCGAGCACGGCAGCAGGTTTTACCCGTAAGGTAACCTGCAACGCTAACGGGGTACGTATCAGAAAAGGCGGCGGCACGGATACTGCTATACTTACCACAGTGCGCAAGGGCACGGTAATGTACTGGGATAACACAAAGCAAAACGGCTGGTATCATGTAAAATACGGCACTACCGTAGGATATATGCACCCAGACTATGTAACGGTATGAACGAGCAGGAACTAAAAGCGCTGCGTACCCTTATGGCTAACGCTGCGTGCACGCTTACACTGGGCTGCGATTTATGCCCACTGTACGCAGAGCAGGTAGAAAAGCCAGAGACGCGCGGCAGCTGCGCAGAGAAAATAGAGCCAACAGCCCTACGAGAGGCGCTTATAGAGCTTAGAGGCTTTAAGCCGTAACAGATCATAGCAGGCACAGGGCAAAAAGTACGCTTTGTGCCTGCTTTTATCTTGAAAATATAACGTAGAGGGTATATTATAGGGTACACAACACAGCACGAAAGATAGAACACTAAGCGAAAGGGGGCTAATATGTCAATGGGCGGCAATATCAGAGCGGCGAGGCGTGCAGCAGGCGTAACGCAGGTAGAGCTTGCAGCAAAGCTGGGCGTAAACCAGAAAGACGTAAGCCGCTGGGAGCAGGGTAAACAGATACCGAGCGCAGACACGCTGGCAAAACTATGCAAGTGTTTAGACGTATCGGCAGACAACATTTTAGGACTAAAGAAAGGACGGTAGAGGCATGAACAAAAAGAGCATGATACTTTACATTATTGCAGCAGTAGTGGCTATATCTGGCATAGCTGCGCTGGCAAAAGGTAACGCTGTAGGCGGTGTAGAGTGTATCGTAGTGGCAGCAGTAGTAGCAGGCGTAGGCTTTTGGCTGGGCAAGCGTGGAAAAGTGGAAAAAGTAGAGGAAAAGTACGGCAAAACAGTGGCAAAGACAGCGCCAGAGGGCGAGCGCCTGCTTAACACCATACGCACAAAGGTAGTAGGCGTAACCTTTGACAATGAGGACGGCACAAACAGACAGGACTTACTTAAGACTTTGCGAGGCGGCGAGCAGATCACGATAGAGCCATACCAGTATAAGGGAGAGCCAGCAGCATACGTAAAGCACAACGGGCGCGTGCTGGGCAACCTAAGCGCAGAGCTGGCAGCAGAGTTAGACCGAAAGTACAAAGATAACAAAATTACGGCAGTAGTTACCGAGATCACAGGCGGCGACGACCTAACATACGGCTGTAATATAGAAATAAAGGTACGAGCATAGCATAAGTAGCGTACAGGTAAGCCGCAGGTATAACGCCTGCGGCTTTTTATCACTAAAGAGAGGGCAAAACTATGGCGAGACGTTTTAAGCAGCTTACAAAAGCAGACCGCCTTAAAATAGAGGCGCTGCACAATGCAGGGCATAAGCCTGCGGACACAGCAACACAGATAGGCGTACACCGCAGCACTATTTACAGAGAGCTTAAACGGGGCGCTTATACAAAGCGTAATAGCGACTGGACGGAAACGGAAAGCTACAGCGCTGATATGGCAGACCAGAAGTACAGGGCAAACCTTAAGGAAAAGGGCGCAGGGCTTAAGATAGGCAACGACGTGGCATACGCAAACTACATAGAAAAGAAAATAGTAGAGGACGACTACAGCCCAGCAGCCGTACTGGGAGAGCTTAAGGTAACGGGCAAGGCGGCAGAGTTTAGCGTAAGCATATGCGTTACCACGCTTTACAGCTACATAGACAAGGGCATATTTTTGCGGCTGACAAATAAGCACCTGCCTGTTAAGGGAAAGCGCAAGCGCCAGTATAAGAAAGTGGAGCGCACGCAAAAGAAAGCGGCAGCAGGCACGAGCATAGAAAAGCGCCCAGAGGACATACAGACGCGGCAAGAGTTTGGCAACTGGGAAATGGATACAGTAATAGGGCAGCGGGGCAAAAGTAAAAACAGCCTGCTGGTACTATCAGAGAGAAAAACACGCGACGAGCTGCTATTTAAGCTGCAAGAGCATACGGCAGCAGCTGTAGTGGCGGTACTGGATAGCTTAGAGGCACAGTACGGCGAGCGCTTTAGCGACGTGTTTAAAACTATCACGGTAGACAACGGCACAGAGTTTGCAGACTGCGAGGGCTTAGAGGGTAGCAGCTTAGGAGACGGGCAGCGGACAAAGCTATACTACTGCCACCCGTACAGCAGCTGGGAGAGAGGTACAAACGAGAACACTAACAAAATGGTAAGACGAAAGATACCAAAAGGCGTAAACTTTGACGATATGACCGACGAGGACATACAGGCAGTAGAGGACTGGATAAACAACTACCCACGGGAGCTGCTGGGCTTTTACAATGCAGGCGACCTTTTTAGGCAGGAAATGGCAAAAATAGGGCTTTGAAAATTTTTTAAAAAATTGTTGCATTTATTATTGACATTTTCACAGGTAACATTTAGAATTAAATGCGACAAGAGGTTATAAAAGCCTCTGCCGCATTTATTTTTTTGCAGCAGAATTAAGCAAAATAGCGCGGTAGAGTGCAATAACTCTACCGCGTTTTTATTTGCGGAAAGGAGCAAAGGAAGTGGCACGGACATATAAAAAACTGAACTACAAAGACCGCCAGCGCTTAGAGGAAATGGTAAAGGCTGGCGAAAAGGTAACGGCAATGGTAGCAGAAATGGGCGTACACCGCGCTACCCTTTACCGAGAACTGGAAAGAGGCGGCGCAAGTGGACGAGATCACACGGGCTACAGCGCAGACAGAGCACAAAAAGCGCTTTTTGCATAAGCAAGGGCAGCAGATCACGAAAGAGAGGGCTAAACAATGAATAAAGACGACATTAAGGAACTGTTAAACAAGCTGGTAGAGATACAGGCAAACGGCTGCGCGCCTATTGAGATAAGCATAGGCGGCGTTACAGCAGAAAACATAGTTAGAAACGACTGCGTAAAGATACTTAGCGCACCGCCTATAGTGGCAGAAAAGCTGCAAGAGTACGGCTACCACTTAGACATAGAGCGCATGGGCGTAAGAGTTTACAAACTTTAAGCATACAACAACTGGGCAGCATACCCGCTGCCCAGCAGATCACTAAAGAAAGGGCAGGCACATGGAAGAGAAAACAAAGGAACGACTTAAGAAACTGCAAGCGCTGGCAGAGCGCGGCGTAGGCGGCGAGAAAGAGACAGCGCAGCGCAAATTAGAGCAGCTGCTTAAGGCAAATAACATAACGCTGGACGAGCTGGACGGCGAAAAAGTGAGCTACTACCTGTTTAGCTACAACGGACAGCATAAGGCAAAGCTGCTGCGGCAATGTATGTATAAGGTTATGGGAGCGGCAGCAGGTATTAAGTTTTACAGGACGCAGGGCACGCGCCAAAAGATAGGCATAGAGTGTACGGCAGCCCAAAAGATAGAGATAGAGTTAGAGTACGAATTTTACAGCCGCGTGTTTGACGAGGAAATAGCGGACTTTATGGACGCTTTTATAGCAAAGCAGAACATATACCCAGAGGACGCACCGCACGAGACGATTATAAGAGAAGAGCTTACACCAGAGCAGCTGGCAAAGTGGGCAAAGCGGCAGGCGTATGCAGACGGGATAGACAAAAGGACACGGGCGAAAATGATAGAACAACACTAAAGAGAGGGCGAGAACATGAGCAAGTACGAGCTGGTAATAATCTGGGAAACGGGCGAGAAAGAGGTACACGAGTACGAAAGCCAAGAGCTTGCAGAGCAGGCAGAGAGAGGCTACAAGGCGGCGTTTGGTAACCAGATACAATGGAGCGGCACAAGACCGCAGACGCAGAAAGCGGGGCAGGCATGAGCAGCATAGACAAAACGCGCATAGTAAACGGCGAGCTGCCTAAAACGTGGACGTGCCCGCATTGCCACAGGCGCAACAAAATGGGCAGATACAAAAACGAGGAGTTTATAGAGTTTGGCAAGGCTTTCCAACATTGCGACTATTGCAGCTACGTGCACTACTGACAACTGGAACTTACAGAGGACTTTAAGCGCAAAGTGGTGGAAATGCTGACGAGGTAACGCCTATGTACTACGTGGTAGAGAAAAGCAGAGACGGCAGCAGGCGCATATATCACAAGGGCAAGCGCATAGCTTACCCAGATAGACGGCTACAGGACGGCTACAAGACGCTTGCAGCAGCCAAAAGGATAGTAGACAAGCTAAGCACAGACATAGCTTTAGATATTTACAGCCACAGAGCCTTAGAGGGCGAGCGCTACTACGAGGAAAACTACAGAGAGTACGAGATAGAGGACACGAAAGCGAGGGCGCTACAAATGAGCGTAAGAGAGTTTCTTAACTGCTGCACTATGGACTGGTACGGCATTGCTATATACGAGGACTTAGAGGACTGCTACGACGAGAAATACTTAGCAGGACGCTACAAAGATATGCGAGAGATACCAGACAACCTACTTAAATGTACGGTAAATACATGGGCAACAGACGAAAGCACGGACATAGAGGGCAACAGGCTTACATACATACTTATAGGAATATAACGAAAGAGAGGGCAGGCAGGTGGAGTGCAGAGCATACAGCTACAAAGTGATACAGGGCGGCAAGGCATTGCCAGCAAGAGCAAGAGTACAGCGCAGGGCAGACTTTTGGGCGGGCGTGGAGTATGTGAGATACCGCAAGAGGCAGCAGGCGCTTAAGGTAAGAGCACGCAGACTGGCTTTTATAAAGCAGAGGCTTTGCGGGCTTGCAGCAGTGCTGGTAGGCATTGCAAGCGTACCGCTGCTGGATATGGACGCAACGGCAGCGCTGCTTATAGTACCACTGGGGCTGTATATGATATTTAGCCGCCAGCTGCTTAGCGAGGTGGAATAAATGGAGCAAATAACCGTAGAGCAGGCGCTTAGCTACACAAGAGCAGGCGATAGAGTGCAGATCATAGACGGCGAGACGGAGCTATACACAGGATATGCAAGCCTGCTACATGAGGAAACAAAAGAGCGCATAGCACATAGACTGGTAAAGAAATACCACTACAGCTTAGACATAAGGCACAAAGACTGGGAAAGGCGCGGACTTATGCCGCCTATTGAGCCAGACGAGATAGCGCAGTACAGCTTTAGCGATTTACAGCTAAGCGTTTATACGCAGATCATCATATAAGAAGAGAGCACGAAAGAGAGGGCAGAGGCATGGTTATAACATACCCAAACTTGCAGCTATGCTGGCATAACCCAGACAAGGGCATATGCGGGCAACTGGAAAACCTACCAGAGATAGAAAAGAAAAAGTACGGCTTCAACCTGCTGGGCGGGCAAAAGGTTTACTTTATCGGCTACATAATGAGCGGCGCGCCTTATGCGTATGACGTGGACGTAATTAAGGTAAGCGACGACGGCGTAACAATAGATAACTGGGGCTGGAACAAAAACAGCAGGACGGTAGGCGGTGACGAGGTACGCAACTGTTTTGCAGCATTTATGCAAGAGGACGGCACAGCGCTGCTACCGTGGAGAGCTTACGACGCACGCAGGGATATGTACCACGACCTGCTTATAGAGCCGTGCGAGTATCTTAAGGACAAGCTGACAATGCGCGAGCTGCTTAGCGGCGAGAAAGAATACTATACAGACAGATACGGTACGGGCATATGGAGACAGCACGGCGGCTGGCGTTACAGGGTAAGCAGATATAACGAAAACCTGCAAAACTTTACAAAGTTGGGGCAGATCACTTTAGAGGACGTGGTAAGCGTAGAGAGCGAGGCGACAACATGATAGTAGCGTACATATGCAGCCCGTACAGGGCAAACGACAAAAAGCAGCGCAAACAGTACGACGAGTACGCAAAAGAGCTTACCAAAATAGCTATAGATAGCGGCATAGCACCTATTACGCCGCATATGTACCTTACGCACGTACTGGACGACAGCAACAAAGAGGACAGGGCAGCAGGGCTGGCAGCGGGCATAAGCCTGCTATACAAGTGCGACGTGCTTATTTTTGGCGATAAGTACGGAGTAAGCGAGGGTATGTACGGCGAGGTACAAGAGGCAAGAGCGCAAGGCATACCAGTAGTGGACTTTGAACTACATAAAAGCATAGACGACTTTATACAGGCGGTAAAAGCGGTAGTTAGAAACCGCCACGGCGTATTTACTTTTTAAACAGTGAGGTAGCGCTTATGGCAATGTTTAAGACGTGCCCGTATTGCGGCAGTAATTTAGATCATAACGAGCAATGCACCTGCGGCGGTGTAAGTACGGCAGTACTGCGCACGCCCAGAGAGCTTGTAAAAGACCGCATGGCAGCTATGGAGCAGGCAAAGGCACGGGCTAAACAGACAGCACACGCAACCTTAAGAAAGGGGATATATACAGCGATATGCAGACAAACGAAAACACAGTAGTACTGGGAGAGGTAACAGACGTGCTGTTATGGGGCTTTAAGTTAGAGCTTACAGACAGACGCACAGGCGAGCGCTTAGAGGGCTACGCAGTAGAGACAGGTAACGACGACTACGAGTTAGACGACGCAGCCCAGAGCATACGCAACCGCTTTGGAGCAATGGGCTACAGCGTAAACAGCTGCACCTTTGACACCGAGCGCAAGTATACATACGACGCAGTAAAAGAGTTTGAGGCAGCAGAGCCTACAAACACAGGCAAAGAGCCACAAGAGGCAGAGGACGACGAAAAAAACAGCTATAAGGACGAGATAGAGGCGACCTTAGCAGAGCTGGGAGAGTAGAGAGGGGCTTAGAACGTGGGCGAGATCACGACGCAGGGCAATGCCGTAGCGCTTATAGGCGTTATGGCGGCAGAGTTTACAGAGGTAACGAACATACACGGGCAGCAGTACAAGGGCTACCAGACAACAGTAAAGACGAGACGGCGCAGCGGGCAAGAGGACGAGGCTATAGTATTTTGCCCAGCAGGTACAAAGCCTATAGCAGCAGGCAAGCCAGTAATATGCTACGGCAGGCTGCAAACCTTTAAAAACTACAAAAGCGGCAAGGTACTTGTATACGTGCTGGCAGAGCTGCTGGAAGAGACAGGCGAGCACTACGAGCCAGAAAACGAGGTAAGACTATCTGGCACGCTGGGCAAGGGCATTGTAAACAGAGCCACGCCAAACGGTAAGCGCATTACAGATATTAAGGTAGTAATACCAAACGAGCTGCGAGAGGGCGGCAAGTGCTACGTGCCCGCTATCTGCTGGAATAAGGCAGCAGACGAGGTAAAGGACTGGGCAGAGGGCACACAGGTAGACATAAAGGGCAGGCTACAAAGCAGATCATACGAAAAGACCGAGGACGGGCAGACGGTAACACATACCTGCTACGAGGTATCTATATACAAGATCACAAGAGCAGAGGATATGGAAAAAGAAAAGGCTAAGGGGGCATAACTGATATGAGCAGCACACGCAAAATGCAGAGACAGATAGCAAAGGCAGCAGCACAGCGTTTAAGCGATAACGGAAAGAACGGGAAAAGCAGCAAGATTTTTAAGAATATATGGAGAGGGCAGCAGCTTGCAGCAGGCAAGGGTAAAGTATCCGAAAACCACAGAAAGCAGCGCGCCCGTGAGAGTAAAACAGATACGGATATAGCGCGACTTATTGAGAACGCACGCCAGAGAGCTGCACAGCGCGCTAAGTGAACAAAGAAAAGCGCCTGCGGTACTGGGAATACCACAGGCGCTTAACCATGCGTTAAAAGCTACCTATATTATATAGAACGCATGGCGAAAAAGCAAGAGCAAGCCCGCTTTTTAAGTGCGCGCAAGCTCTATTAAAACACTTGATAAAAGTATTAGTTTTACGACAGAGGTAAAAATATATGCCATACGTTAAACGCACTACTACAGCTGGCAAAACTGTAGAGATAGAGTACTACTATACCAGCAGATACCAGAAGAGAGGGCAAAAGAGGCAGGATAAGGTAAAGCCTACAAGAGAAGAGCAAAAGAGGGTAAACGAGAGACAGGCACAGAGAAAGCTAAGGCTATTGTTAAATGCTAACTTTGGCTATGGAGACTACCACGTAGTACTTGACTACATACGCAGGAAAGAGGAAGAGCCACGCAGCAAAGAGCAAATGCGCACAGACATAGATAAATTTTTACGTGAGTGCAGAAAGCTGTATAAGGCTGCTGGCAAAGAGTTTAAATACATACACGTAATGGAGATAGGCGAAAAGGGAGCACGCCACCACCACCTTGTAATAAACAAGTGCGATACAGAGATATTGCAGCAGGCATGGTACAAGGCATATGAGGGGCACAACCGTGTTAAGGTTTTCCCTTTGGACGATACAGGGCAGTACAGCGAGCTTGCAAGCTATTTTTTGAAATACACAGACAAGCACCGCACAGAGGACGAGGGCGCGCTTATGAGCAAGCGCTATAACAGCAGCCGTAACCTTGTACGCCCAGAGCCAGTATACGAGATCATAAGCCAGCGCAACTGGTTTAAGGCAGAGCCGCACGCACCTAAAGGCTGGTACGTGGATAAGGACAGTATAGAGAGGGGCATACATAGCCCAGAGTTTTACGGGTATGGGTACTTTAGATACCGCATAGTGAGGTTAGAGTAAAGCGTATGAGAAAAGTAAAGGCAGTAGCCATAGTAGTACTTACGGTACTGGCAGCAACGATAGTAGCAAGGACGGCAGCAGGCGACGACAGCATACAAGCGATAGAGCCGCAGCAGATCACTACAGCAGACTGGCAGCAGGTAGAGCCAGAGCCAGCGCAGCAGATCATAGAGACGAGAGAGCCAGAGGCAAGGGTAGAGGAAATTACAGAGCCTGCATACATACCGAGCACAGAGGCAGCAGAGGGCTGCATAAGCGAGGCAGAGCTTATAGCTATCACAGAAGAGGTAGGCGCTATGTATGACATATGCCCAGAGCTATTGCAGGCACTGGTAGAGCGTGAGAGCACATTTTACATAAACGCCACTAACGGAAATTGCAAAGGGCTGGCGCAGATAAGCACACGCTGGCATACAGACCGCATGGAGCGGCTGGGCGTTACAGACATATACGAGCCATACGGCAATATCCTTGTAGCAGCTGACTACCTGCGGGAGCTATTCGACGAAAGAGAGGACGACGTATACTACGTGCTTATGCGCTATAACATGGCAATAGACACGGCAAACAGCCTGTATGCAGCAGGCGAGATAACAGACTACGCACGCAGCATAGTAAGGCGTGCAGCAGAGTTAGAGAGGTTACACGGCAAATGAGGTATATAGCTTTAGCAGTAATGATTATAGCGGCGTTTTTCATACCAGCTTTGCTGGCAGCGGCGCAGGCGATATACAGAGCGGGGCAGCAGCAGAAAGCAGAGGAAGAGCAAAAGCACAACGGCTACCACGAGGCACACCCGTACATAAGGCAGCAAAAGCAGATAGCGAGATATGCAGCAGAGAGGCTAAGGTACTGGCTTTTTGTAAGGGGTAAAGGCTGCCACGCCTGCTGCCTGCGGTGTAAATACTTTGACGAGTGCCAAGCAGATAACAAGGCACGGAAAGAGAGGAAAGGCAGAAAGTGAGAAATTACAGGATAGACCACGAAGCAGGCGCACAAGAGGCACTATTTAGCTGGTGCGATATGCAGCGCGGAAAGTACCCAGAGCTTAGGCTACTGTATCACGTACCGAACGGCGGCAAGAGAGACGCAGCCACGGCAAGAGCTTTAAAGCGGCAGGGAGTAAAGGCAGGCGTGCCAGATTTATGCTTACCTGTAGCGCGCGGCGGCTGGCATGGGCTTTACATAGAGCTTAAGGTAGGCAGCAACAAACCAACAGAACTGCAAAAGCAGTGGCTTAAGAGCTTGCGGCAGCAGGACTACGCAACAGCTGTATGCTACGGCTGGGAAGAGGCGGCAGACGTGCTTAAGAGCTACTTAGACGACAGCATACTTTTAGAGACGGCAGCAACGGCAGCAGCAGTGGCAGATATGCCAACCATGCAGCCTGCTACATAGATCACAAAAGACAGGAACTATAAACAAAGCCAGAGACTCAACGGAGAGAAAGAGAGGGCAAAGCATGAAAGTAATAAGCATTATTAACCTTAAAGGCGGCGTAGGTAAAACCTTTACAGCGCACAATATGGCATATGAGCTGTATAAGCGTGGCTACAAAGTACTTGTACTGGATAACGACAAGCAGGGCAACGTAAGCAAGGCGCTGGGCAAGTATGGAGCGTTAGGAAACTGCGGCGCAGCCAGAGCGCTTACAGGCAAATACACCTATGCGCTGGACGTAATTACAGACGTGGGAGCTACTAACGGCGTACTGGACGTAATAACGGGCAATATGTCACTTATGACAGCTACGTACCAGCTTGCAGCAGAGACAGGTAACCAGCTGGGCAGATACAAAAAGCTGTTAGAGACACCTATAAGCAACTGCGAGGACGCGCTACCGTTTCCACGCACAATACGCGACTGGTACGACTTTATGATAATTGACAACCCGCCAGACATTGCCTTTAACGTAGCAAACGCTTTGGAGATCACGGACGAGGTAATAGTACCCGTAAAAATAGACGAGTGGGCGTTAGAGGGCTTAGAGATCATAGCCCAGCAGATAGAGACAGCCAAAGACATTAACCCAAACATACAGCTGTTAGGTGCGCTGGTAACCATGTACAGAAACGACGACACTAACGTAGCTGGCTTAGAGTGGTTAGAGAAAAACAGCCCTATACAGGCACTTGCAAAGATACGCTATACACCAAAGGCAGCAGAGAGCACCTTTTTTATGCAGCCAGTATATGAGTATAGCCCACGCTGCGGGGCAGCACAGGACTATAAGAACTTTGTAACAGCGTACTTACAGGCACAGAAAGGGGGCAAGTAATATGGCAGCGGGCAAGTTTAGCTTTATGGATATTATGAACGCGCAGAGCAAGGCGCAGACAGAGACGCAGGTAACAGAGTATACAGAAATCTGGTTAAATCCATGCGACGTAAAAGAGAGCGAGAGCAATTTTTATAGCCAAGAGAACATACAGGAACTGGCAGACAGCATTTTAGCCGTAGGACAGCAGCAGCCTACGGTACTGGGAAGAGTAAACGGCGAGTACAGGATAATTAGCGGGCATAGACGAAACGCAGCAAACCGCCTGCTTATTGAGCAGGGGCACGAGCAGTACAAAAGCGTGCGCTATCTGTACAGAGATATGCCAGAGGCGACCTTTGAGCTATCGCTACTTGTGGGCAACGCTTTTAACAGAGAGCTTACAGCCTACGAGAAAACAGAGCAGGCGGCGCGCTTGCGCAGGGCACTTATTAAGGCGAGAGACGAGGACGGCTTAGAGATCACAGGAAAGCTGCGCGATATGGTAGCGGACATACTGGGAGAAAGCAGCACAAACGTAGCGCGCATGGAGCAGATAGACAAAAACTTAAGCCCTGCTGCAAAAGAGCAGTTTAAGGCTGGTAATTTAGGCGTAACGGCTGCATATGAAACCAGCAAGCTGCCAGAGGAAGAGCAGGACGAGATAGCAGCGCAGGCGGCAGCAGGCGAGGTAAGGGCTAAAGAGATCGCAGAAAAGGTAAAAGAACGGCAGGCAGGCGACGACTACCGCACGCCGCACCCAGAGAGTATAACGAGCCTATGCTACAGCTGCTTAAATTACAGCACCTGCAACGTAAAAACGGGCACTTGCGAAAAGTGCGACGAGTACGTAAACAAGGCAGAGACAGAAAAGACCGACGAGCAGCGCTACAGCGAAGAGCAGGACAGGATAGACAGAGAGACAGCCAGAAAGCTGCGCGAAAAAGAGGACGCAGAGCGCATGGCAGCAGGCGCGCCAGTAAGAGAGCCAAAAACGCACGAGGTAAAGTTAGCTACAAGCTGGTGGGCTGACATTGTAAGCGGCAAAAAGCGCTTTGAGCTTAGGAAAAACGGCAGAGGCTACAAAGTAGGCGACAAGCTGCTTATGCAGGAATATGCAGCAGGCGCTTACACAGGGCGCAGCATACTGGCAGACATAACCTATATGCTGGAAGAGTACAGCGGACTTGCAGAGGGCTACGCAATACTGGGCATAGAGCTGCTTAAGGTATCCGAAACGGACACCGCAGAAAGCGTGGCGCATGAATAGACGGCAGCGTAAGAAATATCTTAAAGGCAACGTAGGCAGGATACGCAAGTACATAGAGCACCAGATAAACAGCGGCAGCGGCGTGGCGGTTACGCTGCCTGCTAATCTGGGAGTAAGCGAGGGCGCAATATGGGAAATGATAAGAGCAGCGCAGGAAAACAGGGCGCAAAAAGCGAAAAGCTGACAGACGAGCAAAACGAGATATGCTACACGATTAAGTTAGAGCTTATGAGGGCTATTTTAGAGATTAAGCAAGACGACCTATGGCGACTGATAGAAAGAGTACTAAGCAAGCAGCAGACAAAGAGTAAAGAAAGTGAGGCGAGTACATGAACT